CTAGCACGGTAGGTATTGGTCACGATCAATTCAATCTTGTTTTGCGTGATAATAAAAATAAATTTGAAGAATTGATGGTTGATGATGATGAATGTCCTTTGCGTAAATCAGTTTTCAATTGGTATCGCAAAACTACAGGTTCTAAGATTATCGGTTTCTTCATTGCTGGAACTGGTGCTGGTCTCCGTGCTGGCATTGAGCGCCGTTACATCAACGAAAAAGGTGAATCGTTGCGCCAAGTTTATGAGGGTCACTCTAATGATTCTTTCTATCAAAGAAAAGAAGCGACTAAACAACTTGCACAAATCATCAAAGTCGAAAGATTCCTAGAATCTAAAAATTCTGGGTACAATAAATTCTTTATTATTCCTGGTGGCGATGACCTTGACATTGAAAACGAAAGTTTACATGTTGATGGTGCAGTTACTGCTGGTAAACTAAAGAATGCATTTATGAAAATGAATAAGAAGAAACAAGTAAGCCGTGTTTTGGTAAATCGTTTCATTGGCGAGATTGCTTTGTGACATTTTTACAACACCACCTATTGACAAGGTGGTGTTTCCCTGTTATAATTATTGTATTGATTGATTGAAATGGAGTTTATATTATGCGTAAAGTGAATGTTTCGGCCCGTGAGAAGTTTATTTCCTTAGCCCTTGCTACTGGTAAAAAAACTTTGAATGTTGAAGATATCTGGGCAATTTGTAATGAGGCCGACCTAAAATATCCACAATGGTTCACAAAAGATCCAGAAAATCGTGCTGGTCGTGGGCTATATAAACTACCAACTGCTAATGTTTCCACAGTTGATTTATCTGCTCAAGTTTTACCTATGAAGAAAACTGAAACCGCACCTGTTGTGTCTGTCGCACAAAACCGAATCGCTAATGTATCTACCGACCTTGAGACTGGTAATCTAATTCCTCAAGTGTATAAAAATTATGTGCCCTTTGGCAACTATGAAGATTTGCTGGCTATCGTAAACAGCAAACAATTCTTTCCCATCTTTATCACTGGTCAATCTGGCAATGGTAAAACAATGTCCGTTGAACAAGCCTGTGCCAAAGCAAAACGCAAATTCGTTTGTATCTCAATGACACCAGAAACCGATGAAGGCGATTTGCTCGGTAACTTTGTTTTGATTAACGGTCAGATGGAATGGCGTGATGGTCCTGTTACTACCGCCGCACGACAAGGTGCCGTTTTGTGTATTGATGAAATTGACTACGGCGCACAAAACTTGTCCTGCTTGCAACGGGTACTAGAAGGTAAACCTTTTATGTTGAAGAAAAAAGGCGAGATTGTATATCCTAGCGAAGGCTTTACAATTGTTGCTACAGCCAATACAAAAGGTAAAGGCTCAGAAGATGGTCGTTACATGTTCACCAACGTATTGAACGAAGCCTTCTTGGAACGTTTCTTGAATACATACGAACAAGAATATCCTCCTGTTGCAGTTGAACGTAAAATCATCAAAAAAGAATTGACCTCCGCTGGTCGTACCGATGATGAATTTGCCGAGAAACTTGTTACTTGGGCTGATGTAATTCGCAAAACATTCTCCGAAGGTGGTGTTGATGAAATTATCTCCACTCGCCGTTTGGTACACATTTGCAAAACATATGGTGTGCATGGTGACCGAATGAAAGCGGTATCATTGTGTTTGAATCGTTTTGATACCGATACCAAAATGTCTTTCCTTGATTTGTACACCAAACTTGATGCACCAGCCAAAGAAGAAGATCCTGTTACAGTGGATGTGCCTTCATATAGTGACGAAGTACCATTTTAATTGATATATTTGCCGCCAAGAGTATTGACTTACTCTTGGCGTTTTGTTATAATGATGAATCTTGAGAACGACCACCTCTCAAGTGTATTTCCAAAGTGTGGTTTTATTATGGAGTTTATTATGTCTAAAATGACTACTAAAGAAAAAATGCTTGCCGCTTTGAGCAAGACTGATGGTTACAATACCTTCACCACTGCCCAGGCACGGGCACGTTTCGGCATTACTAACGTGGCCGCACGTATCAACGAATTGCGTGAAGATGGCCATGCAATTTACACCAACAGCAAAACTCTTGCTAATGGTCGTAAAATCTCCTTCTACCGCCTTGGTCAGCCAACCAAGCGCATGGTTGCAGAAGGCATCAAAGCCCTACGTGCAAAGGGCGTTAGCACTTTCGCCTGATTTCTAGGCTAATGCTAAGAAGGATGTGATATATACTTGTATCGCATCCTCTTTTTTTTATGGATAAATTATGGAAATAAAAGTTAAAATTGAAGACTTGAAGAAGCATAAATTGTTTGTTGCGACACCAATGTATGGTGGCATGGCACACGGCATGTATGTTAAGGCTAGTCTTGACTTACAAGCACTCATGTCCAAATATGGAGTTGAAACACGATTTTCGTTTTTGTTCAATGAATCATTAATCACACGGGCTAGAAATTATTTGGTAGATGAATTTCTCCGCTCCGATTGTACCCATCTATTGTTTATTGATTCTGATGTTCACTATAATCCACAAGATGTAGTCGCACTTCTAGCACTTGATAAAGATGTTATTGGTGGTCCTTATCCCAAGAAGGCTATCAACTGGAACAACATCGCACTGGCCGCACGTAAACATCCAGACTTAGCACCTCAAGAGTTGGAAAATCTTGTTGGCGATTATGTGTTTAACGTTGTTAAAGGCACTCAACAATTCTCCGTGACTGAACCTCTAGAAGTTTTGGAGATTGGTACTGGCTACATGATGGTCAAGCGAGAAGTATTTCCAATCTTGGAAGAAAAATATCCTCAATTGCGTTACAAACCTGACCACGTTGGGCAAGCACACTTTGATGGTTCAAGGTACATTCATGCGTATTTTGATACCGTGATTGACACACTTGATAGCGCAACAGGTGGTGGTTCTGAAAGATACCTAAGTGAAGACTATATGTTTTGTCAACTATGGCGCAAAACTGGAGGTTCTATCTTCTTGTGCCCATGGATGAAAACACAACATATCGGTACATATCCTTTCACGGGTAATCTATCTAAGATTGCTGAATTGACAGGAAAACTATAATGACAACTTGGTTGCCGCCAAAACCTGATGATATCAAAGCATCACAGACTGCAACTACAGGCGGTCGTAAGTTTGACGGAAACAAACTAGAATATGGTTTGATTCCGCCTCTTGCTCAACAAGAAATGGTACGGGTTCTCACTTTCGGTGCTCAGAAATATGAGAGAGATAACTGGAAAAGAGTTCCCGATTCCAAACGCAGATACTTTGATGCACTGGAACGCCATATATGGGCATGGAAAATGGGTGAGCAACTAGACCCAGAATCAGGTATACATCACCTAGCCCATGCTATGTGTTGCCTATCTTTTTTGTATGAGCATGATGTTAAGTATTCGCTTGACAATGCTGAATGAATATTGTATAATTAAATTTTTTTGGAGAGTATATTATGAAATTGTCTAAAGACACCTTGACCGTATTGAAAAACTTCGCATCTATCAATGATGGTATCATGTTCCGTAAGGGTAGCGTATTGCGTACCTGTGATGCATCTAAACAAGTTTTGGCTGAAACAACAATCGCCGAAACGATTGATGAAGATTTCGGTATCTATGACTTGAATAAATTCCTTGCAGTCCTAGGATTGCATCAGGATAATTCACAGCTTCAAATTGATACCGCAACCAAGTCTGCAATTATCAATGACACCAGCGGTCGTAGCAAAATTACATATCGTATTTGTGATGCGACTATGATTAAAAATGCATCCGATAAATCTGTTAAGATGCCAGATCCTGAAGTGACTTTTGCTATCTCTCAGGCGGATCTTGAATTCATTATGCGGTCCGCTTCAACTCTTGCTACTCCACACATTTCAGTAACTTCTGATGGTAGCAAAATCTTTGTCTCTGCACTAGATGACAAAAACACATCCACCCACAGTAATCAACTTGATGTTGGTGCAGGCAATGGAAAGAAATATAAGATGTTGTTTAAGACCGAGAACCTAAAAATGATTCCTGGTTCATATGAAATTTCTATTTCTTTCAAAGGTATCGCACATTTCAAGAATCTCACAAAGCCCTTGCAATATTGGGTTGCTACAGAACTCGGTTCAACCAGCGAAGGTTGATTTGATTTTTTTTGAATTTTTTATTATGGAGTTTTTATGCAACATTTATTGTGGACCGAAGCACATCGTCCCAAAACTATTGAGGAGTGTATTCTACCGGAACGCTTGAAGAAGCCGTTCCAAGAATATGTTAATTCGGAAAAGATTCCACACCTGTTACTGTCTGGCGGTGCAGGTGTAGGAAAGACTACTGTTGCAAAAGCAATGTGTAATCAGATTGGTGCTGACTACATTATGATTAATGGTTCAGATGAATCAGGCATTGATGTTTTTCGTACCAAGATTAAAGACTTTGCATCGTCAATGTCGTTCACTGGCGGTCGTAAAGTTATCATCATTGATGAAGCTGACTATCTAAATCCAAACTCAACCCAGCCAGCTTTGCGTAATGCAATGGAAGAATTTGCATCTAACTGTTCTTTCATCTTTACATGTAATTTCAAAAATCGTATCATTGACCCACTACATAGTCGGTGTGCAGTTGTTGACTTTACATTAAAGAATGATGAAAAGACAAAGATGGCTGGGCAGTTTTTCAAGCGCATCCAGTCAGTTTTGCAAAGTGAAAATGTTGAGTATGAAGACAAGGTAATTGCTGAGTTAATCAAGAAACACTTTCCAGACTTTCGGCGCATCTTGAATGAGTTGCAACGCTACTCACAGTTTGGTAAGATTGATGTTGGTATTCTCGCACAGATTGGTGATATATCAATTGCAGAAATCACCAAGCACTTGAAGAACAAAGACTTCGGCGCAATTCGTAAATGGGTTGCTACTGCTGACTTTGATGCCGCAACATTGTATCGCAAACTGTATGATAGTCTTTATGAAGTATTGCAACCACAAAGCATACCTCAAGCAGTTATCATTCTAGCCGACTATCAATACAAGCAAGCATTCGTTGCTGATGCTGAGATTAACACCGTTGCTTGTTTGACTGAACTTATGGTAAGCGTGGAGTTTGTATGAGTGATTTTGAAGTACATCCAATTGGAACAGCCACTGAGATTAAATATTCTCGGGAATTAGTTAAAGCGATTGAGCAGATTACATACCAGTATGGAGACGGCATCGTGCCTAAGTCTGTTTTCAATGCATACTTGAAACTAAAACACCACCATGATGTTAAACTTGAATCGGAAAATCTATGATATTAGATTTATTTAAGCCCACATTTGATTGGATCAAAGATGACTACCGTTCTCATCCTTTTCG